TTACAGAACCGCCTCGCCTTCAGCAAGATTAATTCCCAATAACGCTTCAAATAAATTAGAATCAGGCAGTTTCAAGGTTAATGTCAATTCGGGGCAGACCTGCACGCCAAGTATATACGTGCGAGAGAGTGTTGCAGGAGACGGGGCTGATTATAACGGCAATAGAATAAGATTGATTCTTAAAAGAAATGATGCCATAGGAATTACAGAGGATACGGTAATTGCCATAGCAACATCAGCAAGCGAGGGAGCTTGGGAACAATTAACTGGGACTACTGATGCGGCAACTGATAATGGAGTAATGGAATTCGTTTTGGATTGCGATGGTAATCAAGGATGGATTAATATTGATGATTTTAGTGCCACAGTGGCTTAAAACAAGAGGTCAATTATGAACTCTACTAATTATGGCAAACGAATTAAAACACTGGTTCAATGGATTACCATCCGAAGGGGTTGAAATAACTACTAATAATAGTGGCTCTTTAAAATATTGGCATAATGGGTTACCGAGCGAACAAATATTTCCTCCCACGGGAGGAACGCCAGTTAATTCCGAAAGAGCAATAGAGTTAACCGGAAAGATAGATGTTAATTCAGAAAGATTGTTAGAAATTAAAGGAACAATAACCGTTAATAGCGACAGAAATCTTGAAATCCACGGAGAATCTTCAACTAATAATGAAAGACAAATAGAATTATCGGGAACAATTGAAGTAAATTCTGAGAGGCTGATAGAAATATCGGGTAAAAATACCATCAATACAGAAAGGAATATTGAGTTAGAAGGAGAATTGCCAGAAAATCAGGCAACCGATGAAAGGGATATTGAGCTATTGGGAATTGTCACAATTGGTTCAGAAAAAACAATAGAAATAACCGGTAGTTCGCCATCGTTATCAGAACGAGCCATAGAATTATATGGCAAAATAATATCGGTATCGGAAAGGATTATTAATATATGGGGCAAGGCAACGATTGATGATGGGCGGGAGATAGAAATAATCGGCAAACAAGAAACTAATAATGAGCGAAACATTGAGATATGGGGAATCAAGACAGAATTTGATGAACGGCAAATAGAAATCACAGGAAAGGCAACGGCAAATAGTGAGCGAATTATAAATGTTACAGGAAAAAGTTCTTTTAATAGCGAAAGAGAAATAAATGTTCACGGAATAAATTCATCTCAAAATGAACGGGCGATTGAACTTATCGGTAAATTAAAAATTACCAACGAGAGAACGATTGAACTATCTGGTATTCAAACATTATCTTCGGAAAGAACATTTGAATTATTAACCGAGGGCTCTGCGGTAGGGGAAAGACAAATTGAATTATACGGCATAGCGGAAATAAACAATGAAAGGGGAATAGAACTGAACGGAACTTTATCGGCTAATAGCGAAAGAGTAATTGAATTAAAAGGAAAGATATTGGCTGGTAATGAAAGAAATATTAGCATTGCTGGCAGAGAAGAAACCCAATCTGAGAGACCAATAGAATTGACAGGAAAAATTTCTATAACGGGGGAAAGGACATTTGAATTATTAGCGAAAACAGAAACGGGTAGCGAAAGAGAGTTTGAATTAAACGGAGCAATAAAAGCATTAAACGAAAGAGCGATAGATTTATTTGGAATTTTCAGAAAGAATTCTGAAAGGGGGTTTGAGATTCGGGTTATAGCAAGGAATCCTTATTGCCCCAAAGAAAATCCATATAATAAAAAAATATCACCATATACCAGGATTGATTCACCTTATACAAAAAAAGAATCACCATATAATTTAAAGGTCAGGCCATATAAAAAAGTAAAAGCTGCAATTTGCAGTTAAATATGAAAAACTACACATCGGTAGAAAATATCGAAAACTATCTTTTAATAGAGATAGACGAGGGATTTGAACCACAAGTCAAAAGATGGATTGAATCCACCGAAGAATATATTGATAAAGAAACAGGAAGAAACTTTGTCGCAGACAAGGAGTTTTCGGTTAGAAAATATGACGGGACGGGAGATTCTGAATTGTTAATAGATGATTGCGTTGAAATAAAAAATGTCAAAATAGACGGAGAAGAAAAAGAAGTTCTATCATACCCAGCAAACGATTTGCCGAAAACAAAGATTGCTCTTGATGGCGATAAATTTACCAAAGGAAAACAAAATATAGAAGTCACGGCAAAGTGGGGATATAGTGAAAAAGTTCCAGCCGACATTGAGGCAGCGGCGACAATTTTAGTTGCTGGAATTATTAACAGAAGTTTAAGCCACGAGGGAGAAGTTCAAAGCGTTAACATGGGAAGATATTCCGTCACATATAAAACAGAAAGACAATGGAACGATTATGATAATGTTCAAAACACATTAAAGAAATATCAAAAATATCATGTTTGAGTATTTTAATAAAACAATAAATACGCAGAGACTTGTTAATGAATTAGAAGAGTCTCCGGAATCGCTGGAATCTCCCGAAGACACAGAAGAATATCGGTTATATTTAGAAAATATCCCCTGCCAAATTCAACCATTGGAAGATTCTTTTGGGGAAGACATCTCTGGAAGTTATGGAAAAGATTTCCTTATGTTCTGCGGGGTTTGCGATATCAAAGAAAAAGACAAAATCATAGATGGAGAATTAGAATATATTGTCAACGGGGTCGAAGAATATAACTTTCTTGGAAAGTCTCACATGGAATTAAGAATAAGATTAACGAAATAAAATGATAGAGATTTCAATAAGCTGTAAAGAACTTCCCCAAATAATAAAGATGATGGAAAGATATCCCGAAATGACAAATGAAAATATTAGGGATGTTTTTAAAATAATGCTTCCCGAAATAGAGAGATACGCAAAAATGGATGCACCCGTAGACACGGGAAGATTAAGAGCCGATATTGGAACGACATTTAACGAAAAAGAATTAGAGGGAGTTGTTTATAACACGGTAGAATATGCAATTTATGTGCATGAGGGAACTTATAAGATGAAATCAAGGCCATATATGAGGAGGGCAATTTTTGATCAGGCGGCAATTAAAATGAAAAGAGAGTTAGAGAGAAATGTTTTAAAGGACAGAGGGGGGTTGATATAACCATAAATAGGGTAGGGGAGGGGTAGGATAAATTATACCACTTTAGCATAAAACCCCAGCTGCGGGGCAATTAGAGCGATAAACTATATGATAAATTTAATAAACAAACAAATTATAGGCCTATTAGAAAGTATCCCAGAGATTAAGGGGGTTTATGAGTATCCAGAATCTAATCCAACAGGATATCCATATATTTTTATAACATGGGAAGGAAATGAATCAAGCGAACTTACAAATACGCAAGATAATGTCTATCTTAAATATAAAATAACATTAGTTCAGGAAAAGTTAGAAGATTTCAAGGGTAGAAAAAATGCAGAAATAACGACAGCTGACAGGGCTTGGAAAATAGAAAATCTGTTTAGAGAAAACAATGATTTGGGATTAAGCAATGTATTAAGGGTTCTGCCAGTTGAAACAATAAAAAAATATGATTCTTCAGCAACTCGGATAATTTTAGAAACATCGATTCGGGTTCATATAATAGCTGAAGTTAAAATACAAAAGGTCGAAGAAGATAATTAAAAATTAAAATAAATAAAAATATGGCACACATAGGTAGATGTAATCAGTTGGGGATAGCGATAGAAGAAACACCGGGAACCCCAAAAGAACCAACTCATTATATTCCCTTTATTGATTGCACATTAGTAGAGAGACATACTCCAATTTCTGATTCTCAAGCAAAGGGGATTAGAGATGCAGAGGGCAATGACTCTGTAGAGGGTAAAAAATGGGGTGAGGGAACCATTAAAGTTGTTTTAGATCCAACCACTGCTCCCTATTGGTTGGCTTTGGCATTGGGAAATATAGATAGTACAGGGGCCCCAACTCACCTTGTTACACAGGGAGCGAGTAGCGACCCATTAACGGCAACCATTTGGAGGGGAAGGGTTGTTGATAGTGTTGAATTCGCTAATTCCGTTGTTGATACTTTGGAATTGAATTTTGCTGACGATGTCGCAACATTAACCGCAAAAATCTTTTCAAAATATCCGACAGACGAGGAAAGAAATCCAACGGAAACAGAATTGCAATACTACACATTTAGAAATGCGACAGTTAGAATCGGCAATTTGGAAAGCCCCGAAAGTCCGGAAAGCTGGCCAGTATATAAGATTAGGGAATTAACCCTAACAATTAACAATGAGGCAGAAATGATTTATGCTCCCGGAAGCAATGATGTTGATAGAATTGTTTGGAAGGGTTTAAGAGTGACTGGAAACTTCAAGATTTTATTTGAAAATGAAACCCAGAAATCTGCTTTTGCCAACCTTGAAAAACAAGGAATGTTAATTACATTTTCTGGAGAAGGTTCAGATAAAATTGAAATTTTGATTCCGAGATTCAGGGTGGACAACTGGAATCTTGAAACGCCAATAGACGATTTAGCCCAAGAGGGAATAGATTTTGTAGCAGAATACGATGATGGAGAAGGGTGCACAATAAAGGCCGAAGTAACAAATGAGGTAGCAGAATATATAACTACATAATTTTAAAAAATTATGGACACAAAAACAATTATCACCCCATTCGGGAAGAATGTTGTTGAGTTAAAAGAATGGATTACGGGAAAAGAATACGAGGAGATTCAAAAACCGATTAAGGATATTAAGGTTTTATTGGAAGCCAGCAATTCCAACAAGGGAATTGTTAAGAGCGAAATAAACGCTGGAGAAGCAACAAGAAAATCAACAGAAATCGCCATTAAAACAATCGTGATTTCTATCGACGGAAGCAAAGAGGGAATTTTGGGAAAAATTGAATCAATGAGAAAAGAGGACTATCTCTTCATATTAAAAGAGGTAGATAAGGTTGTTAGTGGAGAAAATTTTACCATTCCCGAATCGAAGCCAGAAGATGGTATCGGCTCGGGAAATTAACTTCGGAAATGCAAATTGTTTCAATCTGTGAACTAATGGGTTGGGATTATTATACATTTCAATCCCAGCCCAGATGGTTTATTGATTGTCTCAAAGATAAGCTTGAGATTGATTCCGAAGAAATAAAAAAGCAAAATAAAAAACAAAATGGCAGATTATAGTTTGAAATTTATTATAGATGCGGAAAATAATGCAAAAAATGCTTTAAATCAGGTTAAAGACCAGATGGATACGGTTCAAGACAAGGTTAAAAGCATGGAGCCAGCATTTAAAAAAATGGCTATGGTGGGAACTGCTGGGTTTGCGGCAGTTTCGGGAGCTGTTGCTTTATCTGTAAAAAATTATATTACGGCGGGAGATGAGGTTCAAAAAATGGCTTTAAGAACGGGATTTGCCACAGAATCTTTGTCTGAACTGAAATATGCATTAGACCTTTCTGGGGCAAGCATAGAGGGATTAGAAACCGGCATTAAAAAGATGAGCAGGTTTATTTCAGACGCAAGAGACGGAAATGAGGCAATGGCAAAAACCATAGATAAGCTCGGATTAAGCGTTGAAGATTTTGATAATGCAAGTCCAGAAAAAACATTTTTTGAATTAGCAGAAGGAATAGCGGAAATAGAAGACCCAATGGAAAGGGCTTCTTTGGCTATGGATATATTCGGAAAAACTGGGACAGATTTATTGCCAATGTTTGCGGCTGGAAAAGAGGGAATAGAAGCAATGAGGCAAGAGGCAAGAAATCTGGGAATAGTTTTTGACGAAGAGGCGGCAAATAAAGCTGCGAAGTTAAATGACGCAATGACAAAAATGAGGGGGGGAATGATGGGGGTTCAGTACGCATTAGCGGAAGCATTTCTGCCCATATTAGATCAGCTCATTCAAAAAATAATGCCAATCATTACAAAGATTCAAGAGTGGGCAAAAGAACATTCAGACCTTGTTAAAATAATTTTTATTGTTGTTGCTGCTATATTCGGAATTATTGCCGCCATTGGAACACTTGGTCTTGTTATCGGGCCGTTAATTGCGGGATTTGGAGGAATGATTGCGGTTTTAACATTTTTAATTTCTCCGATTGGATTGGTTATTGTTGCAATAACAGCTTTAATAGCTATCGGTGTTTTGCTTTATAAAAAGTGGAATGAAATCTCCGAATTTTTTAAATTAACTTGGGAAGGAATAAAGATTATTACTGAAGAAACGATAAATTCCATTCTTAATAAAATTGAAAATTGGCTTACAGGAATTAAAAACAAAATAACAACAACGTGGAATAGAATTAAAGATTTCTTTTCAGAATTGTGGTCAAGCATAACTGGAATTTTTCAAGACGCATACAATTCAATTACAAACAAGGTTGAGGCAATAATTAATCTGGTTAATCGTGTAAAAAACGCTGTAAGCAATGCTATAAACATCATTGGCGGATTTGTCGGGGGGGTTGGCGAAAAGATATTCGGGGGCGGTCAATTTGGAATACCAAATGTTCCGAGAACGGGATTGTATCTGTTGCATCGTGGAGAAACGGTTACCCCAAGCGGAAGGGGGGGTGGTGGCGGAATTACGCTAAATATAAATGGCGGTTATTATTTGTCTGAAGATGCTGCGGTGGAGATGGGAGATTTGATTATAGAAAAACTAAAAAGGCATTTTAGAATATGATAATAAAAATAAACAACATAGACAGAACCGAGTTAATTGAGTGGCAATCATTTAAAATCATAACCGCATTGACAAGAGAAGTTGATAGCCTTTTCTTTTCTATTAGTGTAAATTCTGAAAATCCATATAAACCATTTGTCGGAAATCAGGTTGAGGTTTACGATGGGGATACAAAGATTTTCGGGGGCGAGATTATTAAAATAGAAGAAGTAATTAAGGGGGGAAGATTGATTTCTTATCGGGTTAGTTGTCAAGACTATACCCACCTAATGGACAAAAAACTTGTCTTTGATACCTACGAGAATGAAAAAATTTCAGACATTGTAATAGACATTATAGATAAATATTGTCCCGGTTTTACATCGGAGAATGTTGAAGAAACAAATACAGAATTGGAGTATATTCTTTTTAATTACCAGACTCCGTCAAGCTGCTTAAAACAACTTGCAGACCTAATTGGGTTTGATTGGTATGTGGACTATGATAAAGATATTCATTTTTTCAACAAGAAAACTGGAGAGGCTGCCGCATTTAACCTTGATGATACAAGTGGCAACTATATCTTTAATAGTTTAGTGATTGAAGAAGACGATACGCAATTAAGAAATGTTCTTTATGTAAGGGGCGGAGAATATGTCGGGGACGAAAGAGAAGATAAAGTTGGTGTTGGAGATGGCACCACAAAAACATTTAAACTTCCCTATAGATATGATACAAAACCCGTTGTCACGGTAAATAGCGTTGAAAAAACAGTTGGAATTGACTTTATAGATAGCGAGGACGAATACGATTGTCTGTGGAACTATCAAGAGAAAATAATTAGATTCAAAACAGCACCGTCTTCCGGAGATGTTAAGGTTAGGGGATGTCCACTAATACCAGTTTTAATAAAAGCAAAAAGGAATTCTTCCATAAACGCTTATGGGGAATATGAGTATGTTGTCGTTGATAAAACAATTAAAACAAAACAAACAGCAAGGCAAAGAGCAGAAGCGGAATTTCTTGATTATGCAGCTCCAATAAAAAAAGCACATTTTATAACAACAAAACCCGGTCTTAGACCCGGTCAAAAAATACACATTGGTTCTGATATAAGAAAAATAGATCAAGATTATATTATAGAGAAAATTACAATAAAGATGAGGTCGCCGGCAGAGGGGTTTTATTATGAGGTTGATGCCTCGACAGGAAGAACTCTTGGAATTATTAACTTCTTACAAAAACAAATAGAAGATACAAATAAAAAGGTCGGAATCCTTAAACAAGAGGGAGAGGTCTTAGATATCATTGTTGATTTGCAAAATATTGATACCGTAACAATTTCAGAGCTGATTAAATTAAACGATGAAGATTATATCTTAGATCTGGAAACAATAGACACGGTTTCTGTTTCAGAGTCTTTGATAAGAATGATAAAAGACAGTCCGCCAACGTGGGTTTATGGTCCTTATTTTCCAACCAATGATAATGACCGAAAAAGACCCGCCTTCTTTAATAGATCGTGTAATTTCGCAGCATAAAAAATATGAATTCAAACTTAAAAATAAAAGGTGAAGCAACAATTTCGGTTTGTGATGTGTCAAGCCCAGAAGCTTTAGAATTGCAAAACAAAATATCAAAAGCGTCGGGAAGCGAATACCACAAATTGGTTGGAGAGCTTCACAGCAAATTCCTAAAAAAACAAGTAACAATAAAGAATCTCTGTCCAACAATAGGAAGAACGGTTATTGCGGCAAGGCTTGCTGGAACATTTACTTATACATTAAAAATAAATTATTGTGCATTAGGAACAGACGATACCGCTGCTGCAAACGAAAATACAAAACTTGGAGCAGAGGTCTTTCGGAAATTAGTCAGTTCGTCAACATACGATGCCAACGTAGCTTATTTTTCAACGTTCTTCACGGCAACAGAGACAACGGGGACTTATAAAGAAATTGGACATTTCATTGACGGAACAGGAGCTGCTGATTCTGGTCAACTCTTTTCAAGAATAACAGGCTCAGAGACGGCAGAGCTTCCGTTAACAAAGTCGGCAACGGAATCATTAACAATAGATTATAAAGTGACAATAGAATAATATGGCAGAACCAACAAATCAATTTACCGCAGGTTCAGAAATCAAAGCATCTGAAGTCTTGCAAAACGATCAAGAAGCATTAAACCAATACCGTGATTTTACCTACGGAGAAACAATCACGGCTGGACAAGCTCTTTATCTAAAAGCGGCAGACTCAAAAGTATATAAAACTTCGGCTGCTTATAACGACGAAAGAATTCATAATTTTGTCGGAATTGCCAAAGAAAGCGGAAATGCCAATGATGTAAAAAAAGTTCAGACTGGGGGTCGGGTTTCTGGGTTGAGCGGATTAACAGCTGGATCAGAATACTTTTTAGCAAATACCGCTGGAGCGATTTCGTCTTCTTCTGGAACATACCCTGCAAAAATTGGATTAGCAACATCAACCACAACATTATTACTTTATTCAACCGTTGAAGACTTTGTAAGGTTGAGCGGAAATGAAACAATTGCTGGAATTAAAACATTCGGATCTTTTCC